TTGGGTACGCGGCGACGTTCGGAGATCCGTATCCGGTCGAATCGGTCATGGAGACCATTGATCGGTCGGCGTTCGACAGAACGCTGCGCGAACTGCCGGATGTGTTCGCACTCATCGGGCACGACCAATCGCGCGTGATCGCGCGCACCAAGAACGGCACGCTGCGCCTGCAACCGGATCAGCGCGGGCTGCGCGTAGAGATCGCGCCCGTCGATACGCAGGAAAGCCGCGATGCCTTCGCGCTCGTCACCAGCGGAACCATCGACGCCATGTCGTTCGGCTTCCGCGTGCGAGACCAGAAGTTTGACCGTCGTAACGGCGAAGTGCATCGGCTGATCACGGATGTCGATCTGTTCGAAGTGTCGCTCGTTGCGTTTCCCGCGAATCCGCAGGCGCGGCTGTCGCAGCGCGCGAAGGATCTCGCCGCGCAGACGCAGCGGCGCGCTCCGTTCCTGATGCCGAACCCCATTCACAGGATCTGATCATGGCGAAGAACGACGGCGGTGGAGCCAAGTTGAACGAAGGCTCTTTCGACTACAAGGGTCTCACGCTCCGCGCGCAGGATCGCGTGTACGACACTTGGCTGCTGCAGCGGTGCAAGATCGTTGAAGGCGATGCGATCTACCGGATGCTGGCAGATGGCAATACGGGCGTGAAGCAGCCGTACATCAAGACCCGCGACACCGTCGCGCAAGGCACCGCCGAAGGCGCGACCAGCACCGAACAGAACTACACCTTCGGAGCCTTCTCCCCGAACTTCATCACGTTCCGTTCGCTGCAGACCGTCACGAACGAACTGCTGCAGGACAGCGATGCGATGGATGTGCTGACCTCTGCGATGGCTGGCGAGATCGCGCAGAAGGTGCAGGGCTACCTGCTTGACCGAATCGGCAGCGACCTCGCGGAATCTGATCCTGCGAATCGAATGGCGTTGGAGGCGGTAAACAATCCGACCTTCGTGACGCTGCGGCAGATGTTGAGCGGCACGGGCGCGTCGGGCGCAGGCACCGGATCAAGGGTGGTGGCGCAGGAAACCGAAGTGTGGAACTGCGAGGAGCGCAAGCGCATCCTGATTGCCTCGCACCCGAGCCTGCTGGAGCGGTTCTTTGAATCCAACAGCACGGGCAGCGCCATCACGCGGTTCCAGTCGATGGTGATGGTCGAAGACGGCACGCCTGCACCCATCTACGAGGTGCCGTGGTACACCGACGCGTCCATGCCGCTGGCGGCGACTATTTCGCCTACGCCGCAGGTGCTGATCTTCGATCCGCAGCGAGTGCTGCTTGTGTCCAAGGGATTGGTGATCCGCGTTGACACGGAATCGCGCATGGCATACAACCAGAGCGTCATCCACGCCACCTTCAGGGCTGCTGGTGCGTTGATGCAGGACACCGCAGCCGCTGGAATCTACACCGCTGACCCGGAAGCCGCATAAGGCACACATCAAAGGAACTCACATGACCATCCGAGAGATCACCGACGAGATTGGATCGCTGTACGAGCGCATGAAGAAGGCCGTCGAAGAGGCGGCTGGCGCGGGCGTGCCGATGAGCCCCGAGAAGGAGGAGGAGTACCAGAAGAACAACTCCCGCCTCACGGACCTCATCAAGATGCGCGACCAGCAGTACGCGCTGCTCGACGCGCAGGCCAAGGCGACGTCTGCGCGCCGCGATGCCATCGGCATGATGGCCGAGGAGCGCAGCCTGTCCACGAAGGCGACGAACCGCCTTGAGAAGTTCCTTGACGGCGAGGAGTACCGCAGCGCGTTCCTGTCGTATCTCACGAAGGGCGGCGCGGGTCTCTCGGCTGACGAGGTGCGCGCGATGGCAGAGGGCACCGACGCGAACGGCGGCTACCTGCCCGCGACGGAGTTCTACAACCAGTTGATGAAGAAGCGGTTCCAGACCAACGCGATGCGTCAGGTCTGCTCGGTCATGCCGCTCGGCACCTTCAAGACGGATGTGGTGATTGAGTCGGGCTTCGGCACCGCGACCTACGCCGCCGAGGCGGCGGAGAAGACCGAGGACAGCCCGACCTTCAGCAACATCGTGCTGTCCCCGCACACGATGCGGTACTTCACGAAGATCAGCAACGAACTGCTGGCCGATGCTCCGACGCGCGGTCCCGGCTTCTCCATCGAATCCATTCTCGCGGATCAGATGGGCCGCGTCATGGGTGAGCGCGAGGAACTGGCGTTCGTCAGCGGCACGGGCAGCGGTCAGCCCTCGGGCATCCTGTCGTACATCACCGGATTCGCTGGCGGCGTGATCACCAAGGTCACGACGGCCACGAACAACGTGATCGTGGCGCAGGATCTGCTGAACACCGTCTACAGCCTGCCGCGTCAGTATCGCGCGAACGCGAAGTGGGTGATGACCGATGCCATGTTCAGCAAGATCCGCGCGCTGCTGCAGGCGACGGCCATCACGACCTCCGGCGGCGGCGCATACGCGCCGTTCGCGTGGAGCATGGGCGACGGGCGGCTGCAGGACGGCGAGCCGGATCGCCTGCTCGGCTACCCGGTCGTGTGCGTGGCGCAGGGTCCGGCGTACCCGGCTGCGGGCACCGCGCGCGTCATGGCGGCGTTCGGCGACTGCTCCTACTACCACATCGGCGACCGCGAGTCGGTGAGCATCAAGGTCGCGCGTGAGACGTACCTCGCCAACAATCAGACGGGCTACTTCGGCTTCGCCCGCCACGACGGCAAGGCCAGCGTGCTCGACGCGTTCCGGCACCTTGAGATCAAGGGCGCCTGATCTGAACCCCCGGAAAGGGCGGCGGCGGGCTTCGGCTCGCCGCCGCCTTTCAGGAGCAACGCATGAAGGTGAAGATCCTCGTCGGTCTGTCGTGCGCGGCTGGCACGTTCGCTGGTGGCGACATCGTGGACATCCCCGATGACATCGGCGGGAGCCTGATCAAGTTCGGCCATGCCGAGGCCGTAGAAGAAACGAGAACGGCAGCGGCGCAGCCTGTCACGCGAAAGGCGACCAAGTGGCAGAAGCAAGACCGCGATTCAGATGGGTCCAACTGAGTGCACCTGCGTTCGAGCCGTTGACCACGGCAGAACTGAAGGCGCATCTGCGCGTGGACATCGGTGACGAAGACACGCTAATCGCTGCGCTGGGGGTGGCGGCGCGGGAATACTGCGAACGACAGACGGGCTACATCATTTCGGGCCGCTCGTTCTACTTTGAGGCAGCAGGCTTCCCGGAAGGCAATGGCGACATCGTGCTTCCGCTCGGGCCGTTCGCGGTGATCACGCAGGTCGGGTGGTATCCGTGCGAGGGCAACGGGCTCACCATCGGCGTGGAAGACACGGACTACCGAGTGATCGGGGGACTAGGCCGGATTCGACCGATGCCGAAAGTAACGTCGTGGCCGTGCACCTTGCCGATTGCTGACGCGGTGCAGATCACCGCGACAGTCGGTAGCAACAATGCCAACGGCGTGCCGCAGGTGGCGAAGCACGCGATCAGGTTGCTGGTCAGTCATTGGTTTGAGAACCGCGAAGCCGTCGTGAATGGCACCATCAGCACCGATGTCAGGATGACCGTGGATGCCCTGCTCTCGCCGCTGAAGGTGCGGGAGATGCTGCTGTGAACGAGCAGATCGGCGATCTGCGCGAGCGCGTCACCATCACCGAAGCCACTGCAGCAACGGATCAGATGGGTCAGCGCGTGATGACGTTCGGCACGCCGTTCACGCGATGGGCGAAGGTGGAGCAGGAACCAGCCAAGGAAGAACAGGTCTACGACGGCACCGAAGCCAAGCGGCGCATTCGCATCGTGCTGCGGAACGAATGGGCTGGCGGGAAACTGTGGGACGAGCAGATGCGCGTCACATGGCGGGCAGCAACGTGGGATGTGGTGTCGGTACGCGAGATCGGCATTCAGCATCGGTGGCTGGAACTGACGGCGGAGCGACTCGTATGAAGCGCATGGCGTCAAGCGAGATCAGCGTGAAGGTGACGGGCACCGAGCGCGTTCAGGCGAACATGAGAACCGTCGCCAAGAGCGTGCAGGAAGCGATGTTTGGGCGTGCCGTGAAGCCGTCGCTGGAGATCATTCAGAAGGCGGCGAAGCAGAACGTCATGGGAGTGCCGAGCAAGAGCGGCGGAACCACGCGAACGCGAGAGGCAATCGCCAGCCGACTCAGCATCAAGTTGCAGCGGGCCACGGGATCGCGGCACGTCAGCCGGGGGCGGCTCGCCGTGTTCTACGGACGACCGCGCGGAACTGCGCCCAAGCAGGAAGCCGGGAAGACGCCGCCGCTGTGGGTGCGCGCATCCTTGGCGCACCTGATTGAGTACGGCTACAAGTTGACGCACTTCTTCGGGCGCAAGGTCCGCACGCGCAGAATCCCGGAGCGTCCATTCATGCGCCCTGCCTTTGAGAGCAACCGCGCAGCGGCAGAGCGGAGGTTCTTGGCAGTCCTTCGCGGCGAGATCGGGCGGGCGCGACCGTGAACATCCAAGCAGCCATCCGCAGCCGACTCGCCGCCTATGCGAACCTGACCGCGCTCGTCGGTGGGGCGACCCCGCGCATCTACCCGGAGGCCCGAGCGCAGGATGGCGCATTGCCTGCCATCGTCTACAGCATCAACAACGAGGAGGCGATGAAGACGCTCGGGAAGGCGGTGGCGTGGAAAGCCGATCTTGAGATCGTCGCCATTGCGATGACCGCCGCCAGCGCGCAGGCCATTTCCGAGCAGGTCGTGCTGGCATTGGATGGGTGGACTGGTACGGCTGCTAGCACCATCGTCATGCACTCCCTACACTCACGATCAGTCACGGCGTACAACGCTCCGCAGGCTGGTGAAACGACGGGAGCCTTCCTGCAGACAACCGTATTCTCCGTGATGTACCAAGCATCAAACTGACAAGGAACCTGACTCATGGCAATCAGCGCATACAGCACGCAGTTCACCACCGGGCAGGGCGACATCATTGGCGAGGTCACCAGCATCTCGTTCAGCGGGATCAGCGCCGCCGAGATTGATGTCACTCAACTGTCCAGCACGGCGAAGCAGTACGTTCTCGGCACGATGGACGGAGGAACTGTCGAAGTGTCGTGCTTCACCACGACCTCCGCACCGACGCTCCCGACGAGCGGTGACGCCACGCCGACTTCATTCGTCCTGCGATTCGGTGCTTCAGGCCCGAACGTGACGTTCACCGGATACGTGCAGAACGTCGCCTTCGAAGCAGCGGTGGATGGCGCGGTCACCACGACCTACACCATTCGCATCACCGGAACCGTCACGGTCGCCTGATCCAAGCACGGAGGTCTCGCCATGGCTGTAAGTGCATACAACACGCGGTTCATCAATCCGAGCACGAACGCGGAACTGACCCCGTCCACGCAGCCCGTCAAGGGCGAGATCCAGAGCATCTCGTTCAGCGGAGTCAGCGCAGCGGAGATTGATGTCACCCAACTGTCCAGCACGGCCAAGCAGTACGTGCTGGGCACGATGGACGGCGGCACGGTGGAGGTGACGGCATTCATGACGAACGGCGCTGGGCTGACGCCTACGCTGCCTTCAAGCGGATCAGCCTCTCCGACTGCGATGAAGGTGATCTTCGGCAACGCAGACGCAGGAAAGGACGGCGTGACGCTCGCCTTCGATGCGTATGTCTCCAATACGGCGATGGAGGCCGCTGTGGACGGTGCGGTGCAGGTGACCTACACGCTGCGCATCAGCGGCCCGGTGACGGCGGCATACCTCAACCGCACGTAAGGATGTCCAATCCGTTCTATCCGCGATCCTCGCAAGGAACTCGGCTTACGGGCTGGTCGAAGTCGCCGACCAGCCCGCAGCCGTTCAGCGGAACCGAGCAGTCGCTGAATCTGCAAGGCGAGATCGCGGCGATCAGCATCGACGGGATCAGCGCCACCGAGATTGATGTGACCGCGTTGACGGACAACGCCAAGAAGTTCATTCTCGGCGTGCAGGATGGCGGGACGGTTACGGTGCAGGCGTTCGCCGTCACGCTCGGGGTCGGCGACGAAGGGTCGCTTCCGCAGACCGGGAACAGCACGCCACAGAACTTCCGGTTGCACTTCCCGAAGAAGCCGACGAACATCCTTGATCCGGAGTCGGAGTACGCCGTGGTGTTCATCTTCGCGGCGTACCTGCAGAGCGTGGCCTACGAAGCCGCCGTGGATGACGCCGTGCGGATCACCTACACGCTGCGGATCTCCGGTCCCGTGCAGGTGGATTGGACCTACACGACCCAAGACATCATCGCGCCGCCGCCGTAAGCCGTGGTAGTCTGCCGCCATGCACACCGACAAGGCCACCCTCCTATCGTTGAAGTCCCGGCTCGTCATCGAACCAGTGAAGGTCGAAGGGCTGGTTGCGCCAATCTTTGTTCGCGGGCTGACGGGCAAGGAGCGCGACTCGTTCGAGAACGCCTGCTTCGTGCAGCGCGGCAAGCAGCGCATCATGTCCACCGAGAACATTCGGGCGAAACTGCTGGTGCGATCAATCTGCGACGAGAACGGCACGCGCCTGTTCAGCGATCTGGACGAAGGCGAACTCGGTGCTCTCCCGGCGCAGGTGCTGGATGTGCTGTTCACCGTGGCGCAGAAGTTGAGCGGGCTCGGCGCGAGCGATCTTGAGGAACTTCAGTCGGACTGACGCGGGGCGGATCGCGGCGGTTCTATTTCCGCCTCGCTCTCGCCCTAGGCTGCACAGTTCACGAACTGCTGGAGCGCGTGTCATCCGCCGAACTGACGGAGTGGCTGGCGTTCGACCGCGTCGAGCCGATTGGCGCATGGCGGATGGACTACAACTTCGCCATGCTGGCGGCGTTGTACGCCAACGGAAACAGGAAGAAGGGATCGAAGCCGTTCAAGACGGTGGACTTTATGCCGTTCCTGCCCGACAATGATCCCGGCGGCGAAGCGATGGCTCTCGCGATGTTCAATATGCTCGCGGCGCAGTCAGCCGCACGCGAGGCCGAGGAAACCGCGAAACGTAAGGGCTGACGCATGGCAACCGTAGGCAACTTGTTTGTCAATGTCGGCGCGTCTACGCGCGGGCTTGAGCAAGGGCTGAAGCGCGGGCAAGAGCAGGTCCGCAAGTTCGCCGCCGACAGCAACAAGGCGGCGGCATCCATTGCCAGCAACATCCCCGGAGTGGATGCGCTGTATGCGCGCGCCTCGCAGATGAAGGAACTCATGGGGGGATTCCGCTCCATGTGGGATTCCTTCAATGGAGGAGTGAAAGCCGCAGCGGCGGAGCAGGCGAAACTGACGAAGGCGCTGGAGGAAAGCAAGGCGGCGCAGCAGGCTCTGGCGAGCGCGAAGGGAACGCGCAAGAACATCGGTCAGGCGCGGGCCATGCTGGCGCAAGCGGGCATCGACCCGAACAAGGCTGCGAAGGCGCTGTCAATCGTTGACACCACACCGATGCAGGAGAAGGTCGCCGCTGCGACCAAGATGGTGGCCGAGGCGCAGCGCGACCTGAATGCGGCGAAAGCAGCCAGCAAGGACGCAACGGCAGTCAAGTTGGCGAACGATCTCGCGCAGTCGCGGGAAACGCTGCAGAAGGCGACGGCAGCGGCGGCGCATGAACAGGCGCGCCTCGCGGGAGCGCAAGCGTTCGCAGACAAGGCAGCGAAGGGTCGTGATCCCTACACGGGGCGAATGCTGAACGCGCAGAAGGCTGCGATGCTGCAGGCACGCGCGCAGAAGGAACTGCAGGCGCAGGCCCAGCGCACCGCGATGGCCGTGGCGAAGCAGGGCGAAGCGCAGGAGGTCGTGAATGCGCTGATGAGCGGCGGGGTCGCCGTGCAAGGCGCGAAAGCCGTGGAGCAGGCCGAGCAGCGGCTGCTGCAGTCAACGCAAGCGCAGATCGCGGCGCAGAAGTCGCTCGGGAAGGTGCGACAGGAGAACCAGCAGAAGGAAGCCATGCGCGGCAAGTTGCGCGGCATGGGCATCGACATGACGAAGGGTCAGGCCGCGCTGCGGTTGCCTTCGCTCGCGCCGTTCCAATCAGCAGCGGCTGACGCAGCCAAGCGCGCGCAGGATCTCGGCAAGGAGATTGCTGACAACGCCAAGGGCTTCAAGATGTTCGGCTTGTCCATCGGGAAGGCACTCGGCCCGCTCGGATTGGTCGGAGCAGCGTTTGTAGCAGCCACGGCAGGAGCCATCGCATTCACCGCGAGTCAAGCGAAGGCGATGGACGCGCTGCAGGATCAGGCACTCGCCGCCGGAATGGGCGTGGAGGCGTTCCAGCGGCTGAATGCCATGTATCACGAAGTCGGCGTGGCGCAAGGTGTTGTGGAAACGGCAACCATGCGGCTCGGCATCAAGTTGCAGGAGGCCGTGGACGGAAGCGAAGACGCGCGCGAATCGTTCAGCCGCATGGGCTTGGACTTCAAGGCTCTGGCGGCGGCGACACCGGATGCCGCGCTGGAAACGGTCATCGGCAAGATTCGGGAACTCGGCAATTCGCGCGAACGAGTCGCTGCATTGCGCGATGTGTTCGGCAAGTCAGGGATCGGCTTGGCAGCGGCTGCGAACGCGTCATCGGAGTCGCTTGCAGAAGCCGCAGACAACGCCCGCAGGCTCACGATTCCGGCTTCCGTAGTCAACTCGCTCGCGCAGGTGAACGACAGGCTGGAAGCAGGCAAGAAGGCATTCAGCAACCTCGGCACCTACTTCGCGTCCACGTTCGCGCCCGTGGTGGACTCGCTTGCCAAGTCCATGATGGAGATGTTCGCAAGCGATCCGCAAGCGTGGGTCGGCGCGTTTCAATCCATCTCGCTGGCTCTTGCCGTCGTGTATGACTTGGTTGCCTCGCTCGTCAACACGCTGGCGGTCGTGTGGAATCTCATTCAGGCCATCGGCGGCGTGATCGTCGCGGGTATCGCCGGGGGCTTCGGCGTAGTGCTGAAGGCCATTCAGGCCATCGTCTACGGAGTGGAATGGCTGCTTGGAGCCTCGCACGACATCAGCGGCGCAATCAGCGAGGCCGCAGGAGTCGCGCTCGGCGCGGCAGCGGAAGCAGCAGTCGCAGCGGGACAAGACGTTGCGGAAGGCGTGCAGCGCGGCGTTGACGCGGTGAAGCCGGACGCGACGATGGCGGTCATGGATGGCATCGCGCGAGGGTGGCAGCAGACGGCGGAGACCATGGAGGGGCATCCAGCCACCCTCGCGGCAAAGATGGATCAATCGTCCATCAAGGAAGTGGAACGCGAACTACAGAGCCTGCGCGACAAGTTCCAGACAATGCAACTCGGCGAAAGCGAATCGGCCATCGCCAAGATGCAGAAGGGCGGCGCAAGCGAAGCGCAGATCGCAGAGGCGCGGGCGTTGCAGCGGCAGATTGCCGCGCTGGAGCAGATTGAGGCGGGCAACGAGCGGATCAGGGCGCTCAACGACGAGATCGCCAAGTTGACCATGACCGCTGCGGAGTTCGCGGAGTATGAAGCCGTCACCAAGCAAGGTCTGACGATGGCAGACGCGGCGCAGGTGCGCGCGTTGCAGGAGCAGTTGGATCTGCTGGAGAAGCAGAAGCAGGCGCGCGATGACATCGCCGCGAGCATCGCAGACCTGCAGCAGCGAGTGGACACGCTTGGCATGAGCGAAGCGCAGATCCTCACGATGAAGATGCAGCAGTTGGGCGCAACGGACGCGCAGATCGCGCAGGCGCAGCAGTTGCAGGCCATCCTTGACGCTGCCAAGGTGGATGACGCGCTGAAGTCGCACTTCGACGCGCTGGAGAACAGGCTGCTGGAAGCGCAGGGCAATCAAGAGGAGATACTGCGCCGTCAGTTGGAGGGCATGGGCCTCGCAGGCGATGCGCTGGAGGATGCCCTGCAGCGGACGCTTGACATCGAAACGCAGATCACGGAGGCAGAGCGACTCAAGGCGAATCAGGAGCAGGTGGCGAGCACGCTTGAAGGTCTGACCGACCAGTTGGACAAGTTGAAACTGGGCGAGGCGGGCTACCTTGAGAAGCAGTTGCGGGAGGCCGGGGCGAGCCAGCAGGAGATAGCGAAGGCGCTGTCGATGCAGGCGGAGATCAGCGCGCTGGAGGACGCTGGCAAGGCTGACGCGACGGTAGCGAAGGCCGAGGAAATGAAGGCGGTGACTGACACCATCGGCACGGCCATCGGCGGAATGAAGTTGGCGGGCATGGTGTCTGCAGGCGACCGCGTGCAGCGGGATCTGCTGGGAGAGGCGGAGTTGCAGACGGGATTCCTGTCGAACATCAGCGCGACGATGGAGGCAATGGTTGGATCAGGCAAGACGCCCGGAAGCGGCGTGCTGATGGCGGAGGAACAGCCGAACGCCATCGCCACGACGGTTCCCGGCGGAATGGCGCGGCAGGAGATGGATACCCTGACGCTGATGAAGCAGGGCAATGAGTACCTGAAGCAGATCGCCGGAAACACCGCCGCCTTCACCGGAGTGCTGACCTAATGGCCGTGGTAGCAAACATCGTCGCCGTGAAGGCATCAGCCGGAGAAGGACAGACGCAACTGGTGCGTGAATATGTCATCACCGATGATGTCGCTGGCGGCGCAACCATCTCCTACACGAATGCACTGAATGCGATGCCCGCGCTCGGCGCGACGGCGAGCGTCGGAGGAGCGACGGCGAAGTGCCGATCTGTCGAAGTGTCTTCGGTGTCGGACGGCATCTCCAAGGTATGGACGGGCACCGCGACCTACCAGTATGTCGAAGAGCAGGATGATGACGAGAACTACAACAGAGTTGATATGAACACAGTCATCAACTTCGTTGATGTGTGGCGCATCGGGGCGAACTGGCCGAACCTCAACAACCCCGGGAACGGAGATATCGGTGGCACGCCTGTCGATGCCTGCGGCGAGCCTGTCAGCGCGACGGTCTTCAACCAAGAGATCAGCCTCGTCAACATCAAGCCGAACGCACAGACCGGAGCAATACTGAACGCGCTTGGAAAGCGAAACACAGAAACGCTCTTCGGTATCGCGGCTGGCTACGTGCTGTTCGTCGGAGCGTCAGCACGGCGAACAGCATCAAACTCATATGAGGTCACCTACCGTTTCATCTACGATGGCGCGGCGCATCTGCGGCAGATCTGCGCGCGCGATGTCGATGGTCAGCCGTTGCTGAATGCGCCTGATGCGAACGGGAATGCAACTGCGCGCCATGTCATGGCTCGACAGCCGTTCCCGAATACGGGCAACTTGACAAACCTGCTCGGCCTAGTCACACAATGAAGCCGACGATCACAAGAGGACTCGGCGCGCTGACGCCGCAAGTGTGGGCGCAGTTGTATGAGGTCGTTGAAGGGCAAGGCGCAGATGGCGGCGAGCGACTGAGCAGTCGCGGTCAGCGCACGCCCGGAGGCGACCGCCAGCGATTCCTCGCAAAGATCACGGGGAGCAATCAGATCACGGCGCGAGCCATATGGCGATACGAGTGGACGCAGGTACGCGTGCAGACGTCCGAAGGCGCAGCACCGACAATCACAGTAGTGGAGAACGGGCACACCGATTCAACTCAAGGCGAAGCGTGGAACATCCTTGAGATGGGGAATACCGCGAACCTCGCGTTCGGCTACGGCGTGACTAACGGAGTCGCGCTGGCGAACTACGAAGGCTTCTCGTTCGGTCCGGTGCCAGAGGACACCATCGTGCAGATGTGGTTCTCGCGCGCGACGGATGGAAGCCTTCGGGCAGAGTTCATCTACATGAACCCCATCAGCGGTCAGTGCCCGGAACCGCCAGCGCCATCCACGACGCCAGACTTCGGTACATTCAACGAGCCGACAACGACGAGCATTGACATGGCGACCTTCGGGAACCCGGCGGCGGTCGCGCACGACTACGGAACCTTCGAATAGGAGCACCACATGGCACTTCAGATCAGGCGTGGCACCGAGGCGCAGCGAACCTTCGTTCCGCTGCTTGCCGAACCCATCTTCGTGACCGACACGCAACGGCTGTTCATCGGAGATGGAACGACTTCAGGTGGCGTAGTCCCGAAGTGCGCGCCCATCGGCGCGGCGTCAGGCGACCTCGGTGGCAACTATCCGAGCCCGACTGTCGGTGGCCTGCATGGCAAGGCCGTCGAACTCGGAACGCCAAGCGATGGAGATGCGCTTGTGTATGAGTCTGGCGCGGCGCGCTGGGCGCACAAGCCAGCGGGCATCAACACGATTCCAGTTGAGAGCGGCACGCCGACCGATGGAGATGCGCTGATCTACGAGTCAGGCGCATCGCGCTGGGCGCACAAGCCCGCAGGCTTGGCAGGCATCGCGGTCGAATCGGGAACGCCAAGCGATGCCGATACGCTTGTCTACGAAACCACGAATGCTCGCTGGGCGCACAAGCCGTCCAACATCGCGGGCTTCGCGGTGGAATCCGGCACGCCAGCGAATAACGACGCACTCGTCTACAGCACGGCGAACGTGCGTTGGGAGCACAAGCATCCGGTCCTGGCGAGCACGGAATCGTTCATCACGGCCGATGTGGGATTGAACAACGCAACGTGGGTCACCGTAACATCGGTATCCCTCGCCGCCGGAACATGGCTTGTGACGGGCAATCTCACGGCATCAGGAACCATGGACTACAACGCTGGGTGGATTCGGCTGTATGACGGAACCGACACGGTGGCATCGGGAGCGTTCACGGGCATCATCGACTACGTCTGTGGCACGCACATCACGGCGATAGTGACGCTCGCCGCAACCACGACCATATCGCTGGAAGGGCATGCGCACGATATGGGGATGACCGCCGTTCGGCGCGTGTATCCCGGCATCCTGAAGGCTACCGGGATCACCGCTGTTCGGATCGCGTGACAAAGATTGGCACCGCTCGTAGGCTGACGCGCATGACCCTTGAGCAAGACAAGATCACCGTGCGGCTGTCGGCCCGCGATTGGATTGCCATTGCAGGCATCGCCATCAGCGTGCTGGGCGGGGTCTTGACGGCGTACCTGCACCATGACAGACTGCTCATGCAGATCGTCACCCAGCAGGCGGCAGCGAATGAACGGCTCAACAAGATCGAATCCCAACTTGAAAGGAACCGACCATGAGCGGCATCACGGAAGCGATGAAGGGCAAGTCGTGGAAGACCACGGGCGCAGGCGTTGCCGCAATCATGGTCGCGGGCGGTGCTGCGCTGACCGCGCTGACGGACGCGAATCCGAACACGCAGCCGGATTGGGCGGCGCTGATTGCTGCCATCATCGCGGGCATCGGACTGATCTTCGCGAAGGACAACAGCAAGCAGGCAGGCTGATGCCGTGTCAGGCTTCCTCGCGGCACTACTGGACTCGTTCTTTCGCTGGCTTACGGGAATGGTGGAGCGACCGCATAAGGCGAGCGATGCTGCTGCTGATCACGGCAGCCTTGGCCGCGCTGGCCGTCGCATCAGCGATTGGCTGCGCGCGCACGGTGCTGGTCAGCGAGGGAAGTCCGATCAGGATCGGCCCGGAGATGACGGGGCGGGTCTACACCAAGACCGATGACGGCTGGCAGTTGAGTGACAACCGGGTGCGCGTACCGGAGGGCTGGTACTGCGTGCCGCCGTCGTATGTTGAGGCACATCAGCCGTGACGGCGATTCCGGCGATCTCTTGTTGCTGCGGCGGCGACCAAGAGCCTCCGCTGCCTGTCGGCCTGTATGTGAAGGCGTACGCTCAATACAGTTGCAAGCGGACGCACATCCATCAGAAGGTCGGCACAAGCAATTACACATTCCCGCAAGGGTATGTCACTGGCGCGACGCAGATCATCACGACAACGCAAGGCCCGTACCTATGCAACGAAGGCCAGCCTGACGAATACGAAGAGTCTTGCATTGATGTGTCGGGCAAGGTGGCGAACCCGGAAGCAGGCCCGCCGGGTGGCGGCTGCTACTTCAGCATGATCGTGTCGGAAGCCGAGCCGTTGCACCAGCGCATCAAGGCGCGAGTAAGACAACAGGCCGTCGTCTGCGGCGCGCAGAACTACGGGAACTGCAGGGAGCCCGGGCCAGCGATCAACCAGCAAGATGTGCCTGAATGCGAGTGCATCGAAAGCCTCGGTTCAGGCATTCAGATTCCAACGAGTGCGCGCGCGAGTTGCGAGTGTTGGTCGTACCCATGCAGCATTCCCGGAATACCGCAGCCATGCACGCCATGCCCGGAGCCCGATCCATTGTGCTCCTGCGGCAGCATGGTCTATCCCGGAGGCCCGCCAGTGATGGGCGGCGCGTCGTACTCATTCGTCGCAGAGAGCACGACGGAATACGACCAGACATTCCACTTCGTGCCATCAACGACCACGCTCCCGACCTACTTCACGGCGACCTACAACTTCAAGTTCCCCACGACGCAAGGCGGCACGCAATATGTGAGTGCGACCGGGTCGCGTCGTGAACTGCGCGAGCGATATGTGCCTCCGGAGGGCGGCTTCGCCACATTACAGTTCCCGGAGACGCGCTGCATCGCGTGCTGCAAGGGCGAGCCGACGGGCCCGCCGATCACGGGTGGCTACATCGACTTCTTCAACGAGTCTCAATACAACACAGACTTCTACATCGTCATCAACGCTGCGGGAGCGAACTGGACGGTGTCGTGCAACGGGAGCCAGATTGTGCTGGTGAAGAACGGCACGGAGAGTTACAGCGTATCGCTGCAACAGACGATCAGCGCGATCCGGGCTGGCATCGCGGCGACTACGAGCAATCAAGTCGGCACTCAAGCAGGCAATATGCCAGCAGGGGCATATGGACAGCCAGCCAAGACTTCGGGCGTGCTGTCGCTTGCAACGGTTCAGCGAATCTACTTCCGGCGCATCGGCGATCCGTTTGAGGACTACCAGACGAAGTTCGCGCGGTATGCGATGAGCAACTTCGGCCCAGTATGGGGCACGGCCAACAGATCATCGTTTCAGGGAACCGATCTGCAGTTCGCGCAAGGCTTCAGCGCACAGCATCCGTACCCGTGCCCGAACAATGCGTCAGCGTTCGCTGATGATCTACTGCAGTCGGGCTTCGGATGCCCAGCCATTCCGTCAGCAGGAGCGGGCGCGCCTCCCAATCCCGTTCCGGGATGCGACACCGGAAACGTCTGCCAAGCAGGAAGCGACATCAGGCAGGTGGTGCGAGCAGCAACGCTGGTTCCGTTCGGCGCACCCGGGCAAGAGTTTGAATACTCAGACTACGGATGTCGTGACTCTTGCGACACCCCATGTTCAAGTGTCCAATGCCAAGGCGGCGCGAGACTTGACTGCGAGAAGAGCGCAACCATCCTGCCTCCGGCGGGCTGGTACAACTGGATAGCCTGCATGGGCCAAGGCCAACAACATGAACCAATCCAGCCGACAGGGGGCATACTCTGCACGCCGCAATATGGCTGCGGGAACACCTGCGTAGAGATATGCCCCGGATCGAAGCAACCGCTGTTCCTGACGGCTCCGCCTAGCATCCACGGAAGATTCAAATACGCATGGTCGCTGCGCCGAATCGTGTAACCATCGTCACGCAAGCGGGCGAATGGGTGCTGCTGCTGCACTCCGATGGCACCGTGGAGCGCGAACGCTTCACGCCGATGGCGGCAGCAGATGCGTATGCGCTTGCGGAATCAACGCTGGAGCGAGTGCAGCAGGAGAACGCTGCGCATGAAGCGTTCAGCAAGCAGCAAGCCGAGATGGCTCAAGCGTTGGTCTTGCAGAACCACATGGACCCTGAAGTGCGAGCGAAGGCGAGGCGCGTGCTTGGCGTGCCTGAAGTGCTGCCGACCGATCCGCCGATGCCAGCACTCATCGCGCCGGAAGAGCCGTCGCTGTGGGCGAAGGCGAAGTCGTGGCTGAAGGCCGAGACGAGTTTGGTCGTGGACGGTGCCTTGACTCAGCAGGCGTACGAAGCGCGCATCGCGGCGTGCAAGGCGTGCGAGCATCTTGATCCGCGCGATGCGCCGCGTGTCGGCTTCTGCAAGGCGTGCGGATGCGGACGCAACGCGCGCGCAGAACTGACCGTCAAGGGCCGGATGCCAGCGGCGACCTGCCCGAAGGGGAAGTGGGTGGCGGGTTGAGGTTGCGGACATACTGCTCCCAGCCGATGCGCCACAACTCCATCAAGTGAACTTGAGCGCGCGCCTTCGCAAGTTCATCTTCAACGCGGGCAAGATCATCAAGCACAGTGGCTAGCGTGATCCGGGGAATCTCGCAGACATCGCTGTCGGCGGCCCAGAGTATGTCAACGGCTTGGGCGCGGGCCGTCTTGACTGCACGGGCCTTCACAGATCAACCCTTGGCGACTTTGGGTTCACGCGCAGGAACTTGCGGACTGCGTCCATGTCAAACACCCCCGGCGAAGCGAGTCCGTAGCCATGTTCAGTGTGGACAATCGTCACCCCGAAGCGGCTGCGCGCGCGAACCAGCAGGAAACTCACGGCGCGTGGCGTGATGTTCATGGCCTTGGCGAGATCAGCGCGCGTGCCAGTCGCGCCAGCGTCCAGCCGAACCATCAAGTGCAGGAGGCGGTGGGTGTCTTCAGTGATTGTGGTGTCCATCAGGGTCCTCGTATAGAAAGGCGCAATCAACCCTCGCCGTCGTACAGGGCACGGCGAAGTGCGAGTTCACTCTTGATCTGCTGTTCACGGTTGAGATCAGTAGGTGTTCGATCATGCACGCTTGCAAGCGCGGCGTAAGAAACGGTCAGGCTTGCGAACTCGGCGTTCAGTTTGATGAGCGTGTCCCGCAAGGAGGCGCAAGATTCGCGCAGGGTCGCAATCTCATGGATCGTGCGCAGCAGCGAGACTCGGTCGGTGAACGCAGAGTCTTGGGCCTTCCGGCTGGCGAACCGAGAAAGCAACTCCGTCAATATGTCTGTGGTGCCAGCGCAGTAGGGCCGCGCATGATCTAGGACAGTGGATTCAGAGTCGTTCATGGGTGGCTCCGTACAATCATCGGACGCACCATTGCAATACTTCGAATGTCAGTGCCCTTCCGTGTGGCGACCGCATTCTTAAGTGCTAGGGCGACCATGCTCCCGACTTGCTCGTATTGCGTATTCGCGCGGTGGAGATCCTCTATAAATTCAGGTGTCATCACAAAGGTCGTGACAACCTTTACAGCGGCAAGCATGGAAAGGTCATGCCCGTGTTTCTTGGATGTCCGTTGATCTTGGTCAACCTCAATCGACACCACAATGTCGCACAGTCGTTGCCGCGCCTCGTCGCGCTCGGCGGTGAGGCGGGTGATGGTGTCGGCGGCGGCAGCAAGCATCTTCCACGGGGGGGGGTCATGCGCGGCAGCATCGGCTTCAGCGCGGAGCCATAGGACTAGGTCAGTGGTCACGGGTGCATTCCTTCACATTGCGAAAGTAGAGCGTGTATGGCGTATAGACTGATTCGTTGATGACCGTTGGCAACCAGCGAGAGGTAGGTCGGTGATAGTCCAGTCGCGCGTGCGAGTTGCCGCAGGCTTCGTCCGCGCTTTGCCAGTTCAATAGCCTTTGGTCCGTGCCACTGCAGCGCGTGAATGTCGTATTCGTGGTGCGCGACGAGTTTGCATACAACGGCAGCGAGCGCCTTGGTCCCTTTGGGGGCGTTACGACTCATGGTGGCGGGCTTGAGGTTTCTAGTGGCGCTCACTTGCCCCCCTCCTTCCAGCAGTCCCAGCCTCGCTCAATGGCAAGCCGCTGCGGTTCTCGTCCGTATCTAGTGATCCAGCCCCCGGTGAGTTTGCAGACTTCCCGCCTCGCCTCGTCGCGCTCGGCGCGTAGCGCGTTCTGCTCCTGCCGAAGGTGAATCAGCGATTGAAGCGACTCGCCGATTGCCCGCCGTGCCTCGCCATACTCCTGCCGCAGCCGTTCGATCTCCCTGATCGCGCAGTGGATGTAGTGCGCTGCGGTGGCGGGGGAGTCGAATCGTCCTCCGTCCTCAATGGTTGCGGCGATCTGCTGTAGTCGGGGGATGGGGTCGAAGTCGCTCACTTGCCGTCCTCCTTGAAGCAGTCCCAATCCATGCGAACGGCATATTGCTGCGGACTACACGGCGGAAACACGATGCACTCCGCTTCCATCTCGCAGATTCTCCGCCTCGCCTCGTCGCGCTCGGCGCGGAGCGTGTCACACAGGGCACACATCGCGGCAAGTTCAGCGCGCACATCGCGGCGCGTGCTTCCATTGGTCTCGCTTGGCATGGATTCACGCCAGACCCGGGCAAGTCGATTGGAGCGGGTGGCGCGGCGGCCTTCAGTAACGATCAAGTTCCTCCGCATCAACCAGTTCACCGCCGCGGAGCAGGTCTGGTGCGTCAACCCATGACGCTGTTCAAGTTCATCACAAGTGCTTGGGCACTCGCGTATTGACTGCAACAGCATCAAGGCAACGGTGGGCCGGGAAGCAACAGCGGACTCAAACGCGAGATCCTGTGTCTCCCAGCGCGTTTCTTGCTTGCGGGTTCGTCGGGGGAAGTCAGGCATCGTAGGCTCCTGTGACAGGCATTGACAGGCGAGGCACGCGACTCACGCGCACCGTTGTCGGTGCCACGATTCGGAGTCGGGCCTTCTTCAAGGCGGCTCCGCATCGGCATGGCTTGAGGCCAGAGGCCAGTTCTACGAACACGGTTGTCGTATCACCGTTCGGAAGTGCAAAGGTCAACTGCACGGCCTCTGCGTCACTCGCGTCATTGACCCGCACGGTCAACACCAGATTCCCATAGGGGTCACTCATCGAAATCTCCGTTCAAGGTGTCAATGAGTTCGTGGGTCAGGCCCGCCATCAAGACAGCGCCAAAGAGTTCTTTCGCGGCAGATGCAGGCATCTCCTGATACGGGGCGTAGCAGATCAATTCCCATGCAGAGTCAGCAACGCTCGGCACGCGCATCAAGATGCGGGCACTCAAGCGCCACTTTTGCCGAGTGGTGCCGTCTATCGTCAGAATCTCATGGCAGGCGTGCGTTTCTAGGGCGACCATCGCATCATCGGGCGAGTGCAAGCGAGCCTGCTCGTCCAAGATTGCGCGGTCAGCATCAGTAACAGTGACCCGTTTGGGGGTGGCGTTCAAGAAGCCCATGTCAATCTCCTTCGGCTTGCATCCGGCAAGCGCGGCCAGCAAATCATTCGCTGGGTCGGATTAGTCCATCTCAATGGGGTGCCCTGCCATCCAAGGCGGGGCGCAATCAGCGCGCTCAACGGGCGCGGCTTGCGGGAGGCGTGCCAAATCCCACGCCTTCTCAAAGGCGTTGATGTCTGCAAGCACCTGCGTCGCTACCTCAACACTCGCGCCAGCGGCGCGGCGCGTTTCAATGTGCAGGCGCATTGCATCTCGCAGGACCGGGCAGGCGCACCACATCTTGTCTACCGTAGCATTCAAGCGCATCTCGTTGCTCATTGTCAGTCTCCTTGTCCTGCATCCGGCAGGCTCGGGCACCGCATCTTGCGGCGCTCATAGAGTCTACCCCCGATCAGCCGGGAGTGCAAGTGGCAGTGTTACGATTTCTGCGCAGGTTGAATCTTGCACAGGTCTTGGATCCGCTTGGCCTCGCGGGTCAAGGCCGCAGCCCGCTCAATCAGGTCGCTGGCATTCAACCAAGCGGCATTGAGGAAGTCCTCGTCAGCGGTCGTTGAGCCACACTTGCTCAACTGCGTCAGCGTCACACCCAGACGCGCGGTCGCGTCAATGATGTCGCTGCGGATCTTGCGGATGCTGGCCTGCGTGGCGGTGATTTCGGTGCGGGTCACTTGCTGTCCTTTCGCTTGGCCGCCGCATACGCCTTCGCAGCCCGCTCGGCGCGGCGAATGTATTCCCAGCGGTCGCTGCTGCCAATCTCGTACAACTCGCCGATACGGTCAACCACTTCATCCACGGCGGCGTTGATCGCCTCAATGCCGCACTGCATCAGCAGGGCGACTCCATCGGGGTTGTAGGCAAAGTGGTGGTACAGAATTCCGCTCACAGCCTCTTGCGAACTAGTCAGGCGGCGGTCATTGGTCATGCTCATCGGTCAGTCTCCTAGCCCTGCATACGGCAGGTTCGGTGGCCGCATCTTGCGGCGCTCGTTGATTCTACCCCCGATCAAACGGGGCGCAAGTCGTTACGCAGCATTCGGGGAAATATTCTTGTCTTTCTGCTGAAGCATCTCCACGGCTCGCGTGGCTTCGCGCAGCGTCGCGTGGTCATCAATGCAAGTCCACGCATCCCAGACATCTCCCGGCAGCGCAAGATTGGTTCGCCTGTTCACCGTCCAGCGGCGCGCGCCACGGTCGCCAAACTCCCGGCAGACCATGTACACACTGGAGGCAAGGCCCACGCCGCTCACATACAGCAGGACTCCGTTGAGGCGCACGCGCTTCACGCTGCACCTCCTTCCTGCCAGATGGTGCCGCCCCGTCGGCGCAGCAGGTCTTCTGCCCGCTCGCGGCGCACGCCGTACTCGGCGCGCCAGCCGTCCTCGCTACGCCAGTTCCAGTCCCGATCCGGGCCAAGCATCGCGTCAGCAATCAGCCGCATCCGGTCAAGTTCAGCGTCAGTCATGGCAGTCTCCTACTCCTGCGTCCGGCAGGCGCGGTGGCCGCATCTTGCGGCGCTCATATAGAGTAGCACATCCCGTCGTTGAAGCAAGTGGTGCAGTGCATCAATCTTGCGAGATTGATTAGATTTCTTTTCGCTTGCGGCGCAGGAAGTCAACGGCAATCGCCAGAGTGCGCTCTCGGTTCAAGAACGGGAACCGCTGGCGTGCCAGCCGGATCTCTTCCGGCGTTGCCGTGATCATGATTTCGGCGGCCCAGCGATCCCATTCAGCCAACTCGGCATCAGTGGGCGGCTGCGCGCGGTCGATCACTTTGCGCGTCTGGACAAGCATCTGCTTCTGTTGCGTGCGCTCTATGTAGAGGTCATTGATCCGGTTGTAGACCGGGCGGCCCGCCTTCTCCGCAGCAGCCTCCATGCGGTGCTGCTTGATCGCGTCTTGCAACTTGTCTTGATACAGTCCTTCCCAGCGATCCCAGAGCCATTTGATGGTCTGGGGAGTCGGCTTCCACTCGGGCCACAGGCCCAAGATCATCTGCCAAGTCTCATGCCATTTCGGTATCGGGGGTGGTGGTGGCTTCATGGCGCGGGACTCTAACGAGCGATTCCGCGAATGCAAGTCCCCAAAGAAAAACCGCTGATGCTTTCGCAATCAGCGGCGTTTGCTCTTGCGCTCCACCGGGATGCCAGTAGAGTGCGCGGCGGCTATTCCTAGAGCGTTTGCATTCTACCGCTCAAGTGTCTGGGGAGAAGCGGTGCGCCGCATGAATGCTGCAATGGCCCCTCGGCACGGTTGGGGGGGATCTGTAGTGCTTGTCGCGGGATCTGACCCTACCCCGCGCCGCCATGCGGCTGTCTGCATGACGCGCTCCCTAGAGGTGGAGGCGGCTGGAACGACCAGCGAAATGGTGGAAACCTCTACAAGGCGAAGGACGCGGCTCCGTTGGGCTGATCTTTGCGCATGGCCCGAGCAGGGTCATGCTCTGCTACCGCCCACCATTGAACTGGAACAGCCCCGCCGCAGATAGCGCGAAAAAAGATTGCCCGAATTGCGGCAAGCCTATTGCCACCCCGAGGATTCGGGGTTACAGTATGTGAGTGCTGCAAGACGCAGTGCCCGAGCCTGCCGGACGCAGGGCATAGGAGATTGACCGATGCATGAGATTCGCAAGAATGATGGGCTGGTGCTGGCCGAGAACGCGGCATGGCACGGACTTGGAACCGTGGTGGCCTCTGCCCCGAATCCGTTTGCCGCTCTGCGGCTGGCGAACATGGAGTGGCAGGTGCTTGAGTCTGACGCGCTGGCTGGCACCTTCAACAGCGACAGCAACGATCCGCGCCGGGTGATCACCGGAACGCACAAGATGCTGGTGCGTAGTGATGACTACTCCATGCTGGGCGTGGTGGGCACGGATTACAGCCCCGTCCAGAATGAAACGCTGGCAGAACTGGCCTACGCCTTCCGTAAGGCTGGCGAGGATGTTGGCGTTGAGGTTGAGTCAGCGGGCAGCATTCGCGGGGGCCGCCGAGTGTGGATGCTGCTGCGGGGTCCTAGCGTTGACATGACCGGACGGGATGACATGGCGCATCCCTACTTGATGCTTGCCAACTCCCATGACGGAACGATGGCGCTGCGCGTGCTGCCGACGAGCGTGCGAGTCGTGTGCAGCAATACCTTCCATGCCGCGATCAACAGTGAGCGCAAGGCTTGGGCCTTCCGGCACACCCACAACATCTCCAACCGGATTGAAGACCTGAAGGTGGACATTGACCGCTGGTACAAGACCATCGACACCGGGCGGCAGGAAGCGGTGCGCATGGCTGCGACTGCGGTGAACCGGGAAACCGTCCGTAATCTGTGGACGGATGTGCTGACCCGCCTTGATGGCGAGATCCCCAGCAATCCCAAGACGGGCTGGGAAGAGCGCAAGAAGGAGCGTGCCGTGGAGTTCCTTGCGCACTGCGCCCAGACCTTTGACAGCGAGGGCGGGCGCTACGGGTACAACGCATGGACGGCGGTGAACGCGGCGACCAACGCGATTCAACACTACCGAGCAGGCAAGGCTCTGCGCAGCGCCCGCCACGACAGGCAGGCGATGGCGTATGCTGCATGGGACGGTGCTACGGCTGACGCGACGGCAGAAGCCTTCGCCGCCGCCTACGACACGCTGCTGAAGTGAGGCCATCCAAGCCCCCGGAAGCCTGCCCGGTGACTGAAAAGTCCCGGGCAGGTTTTCATTGAAATGCGCCCATGCGACTTGCGCCCCCGGCAGATCGGGGGTAGAATCACGGAGTGCTGCAAGATGCAGCGCCCGAGCCTGCCGGATGCAGGGACAGGAGATTGCCTGATGAGCCAGATAGTGCAGATGACCCGATCCGTGCGCCTGTGGGATTCCCTGCTCCGCGAGGTTGACGGGAGCCGCGAACGAGCGGCAATGCTCTTTGATTCCAGCATGGATCAACTGGTGACAGATGGGTGCAAGGAATCCAAGAGAGCGATGCGCATCGCGGAACTGTGCCGCAAGGCAGAGGCGCAGGAGATTCGGCGCTACTGGCGTGAGTACCAGCAGCATCGGGCAAGCATGAGCGAGGAGGAATGGGATGCGGAAGCCCTAATCGCTGAACAGCAGAGCGTCTACTTCGGCGGGCTGGGCGTTTGATGGCGCAGAAAATCTCCGCGAAATACACCCCAGCCACTTGCGCCCCCGAGTAATCGGGGGTATCATCAATGAGCGCCAGCCGGATGCTGGTGCCCGAGCCTGCCGGACGCAGGAACAGGAGACTGACTGATGACTACGGCGAAGACTTACATTGTGGCGACGCAGGTGCGCGAGAACTACGGAGCGCACGATTGGGATGGCACTGGCGAATGCCCGCAGTATTGGAAGTTCAAGGGCGGCCACGACTATCGGGTGCAAGCGGATTCCTTGGAGTCCGCGATGCAGATTGTGCAGCAGAAGCACGGTAGGAAGGACAACTACTACGAGGAGTATGTCATTGACGGGCAGCCGCAAGCGGACTTCGACGCGGCTCTTGCCACGCTAGACCAAGAAGCGCGGGAGTTCTTCAAGGGCAGGGTCATTGAGGTGGCGGCCTGACCGCAAGGAGCAACGACATGGAAACGAGCGAACACATCGGCGCGATCGCTGGAGCCTTGGCGAAAGCGCATCTCAAGATTGAGAACCCTGAACTGGATGGGCAGAACCCGCACTACAAGAGCAGGTTTAGCACGCTGGCGGCGGTCCTGAACGCAGTAAGGAAGCCCCTCGCCGAGCAGGGGATTGCACTGCTCCAGTCCGTGGCGCTGGAAGACGGCAAGGTGAGGGTGACCACGAACCTAGTGCATTCATCCGGTGAGTGGATGCGGGAAACGATGGCGTTCCCGCTGCAAGGAAATGCCACGGTCCAGCAGGCCGGATCGACGGTGACCTATCTCCGCAGATACTCCCTGATTTCGCTGTGTGGGATTGTGGGGGACCCGCATCAAGACGATGACGGGGAGGCGGACGCAGCGGCGCGCGAGGAAAGCAAGCCAGTCCGTGCGGCCCCGATTCCGCGAAAGGAGGTCAAGCAGGAGCGCCCCCGGCGAGAGGAGCCGCCAAGCCAGCGCGAGGAAGTCAAGCAGGAGGCGGCCCCGGCAGTGCCGGACAAGTTCCCCGATGATGGCGAGTTCCTCGTGACCATCAAGCGAGTGGTTCGAAGGCAGGGCCGAAAGACGGCGGTGCAGGTAGAGAGCGCTGAGCATGGGCTGTGCTGGGTCTCCACGATGGTGGATGGCTATGCGGACTTCTTGCAAGAACGGGTGAATGAGCAGATGACGCTGGGTCTGCAGAGGCAGGGCGTTGCGATGGAACTGACCCACATCCGTTCAGCGGCGGCTGCGGTGAAGCAGCCTGTGATTGAAGCGACCAAGGAAGAACTCCCATTCTGAAAGGGACACGATGAGTCTGTACGCGATTGACATGGAGATGCAGGCTGTCTTGGATGCCATGCTGGACGGTGGCGTAGACAGCCCCGAGGCGATGGAGGCCCTGAACCAGCATCTGGCGGGCTTGGAATCCATGCTGCACCAGAAGGCGGAGAAGTACGCGTCTTTGATCCGCGAGTTGGAGGTGCGTTCCAAGGCCCGTGCAGAGGAAGCGGCGCGAATCAGGGCGCTAGCAACCGTTGACGGGAACCTCGCAACGCGACTCAAAGAGCGGCTGAAGGAGGTCATGGAGCGCACTGGCACGACCCGAATTGAGACTCACCTCTTCCGGCTGTCGGTGGCAGCGAACGGCGGCAAGCAGCCGATGACCATTGAGGAAACGGCGGTGCCGGAACTGCCAAAGGAATTCACTGTCACTACGGTGGAGCCTGACCGCGAGCGCATCCGTGCTGCGCTAGAATCCGGCATGATGATTCCCGGCTGCACCTTGCTCCCGCGAGGAACCAGCCTGCGAATCAAGTAACCGCCCATCTTGACTCGCCAGAAATGGCGAGCCAGTCTCCCCCCGCGCACTTGGCCCCCACGACGGAAGGCCCGTGCGCGGGGGTTTTCTTTTCATCTTTCGTAGAAAGACGGGCCAATGGACTTGCGCCCCGTTTGATCGGGGGTACTCTATAGGGGTGCCGCAAGATGCGGTGCCCGAGCCTGCCGGACGCAGGAACAGGAGACTGACTGATGAGAACCAAGGCATATACGGAGTGCGGGAATCTAGGGTGGAAGATGGCGAAGGACGCGGCTGCCTTGCGCAAGGCCATGATGGACTTCGCGGATGAGCAGCAGGTGCTGCAGGAGGTGCTGGCTGAACTGCAAGGAGTGTGTCCAACGGCGGCCCAGCGTATGAGCGTGGCGGACTGCGAGTCGCGTTTGATTCGGCTTGCCAACCGGATTGAGGATCTCGCGACGGGGTTGAGCGCAAGCGCCATTGAGGTCCGCACGGTACTGAACGGAGGCGAACTGTGAACACGCAAGCCAAGAAGCGCGACGAGGAAATGATTGCCGAGTGCCTGCGCATCTATGAACGCGCCCGCACAAAGATTGCGCCGTACAAGCCGTTGATGGCGCAGCGACAGGAGCGCATGGACGCGTTGAAGAAGTTCGCGGCACTGCTGAATCAACAGTGGAAGGAGATTCACCAGATGAAACACGCGGGCGGCGCGAAGGACTATTGCGCGAGTCTGCAGGCGACGATTGATGCGCTGCACCGATCAGCAACAGAAGAGTTGGGCGACCACCATATGGAACTGACCGCCATGATGGACGAGATTGCGGACTACTCCAAGGACCTGCGCAAGATGGGCACATACCTCAAGGCGCAGGGCGTGGAGGTGCCAGAATGAGCAGCAAGAAGTCAGTGAGCGCAAGCAAGGCTCCCACTCCAAAGAAAGCCGGATGCCGCTATCCAGCGGTGAAGGTGCGGTTGAGTGGGAGTGACGGCAATGCCTTTGCCGTCATGGGGCGAGTCTTGCGGGCGCTCAAAGAGGCAGGCGTGCCAGCCAAGGAGCAGAATCTGTTCTGCAAGCAAGCCATGAGCGGGTCGTACCTTGAACTGCTGGCGACCTGCTGCAAGTGGGTGCAGGTGCGATGACGGCAAGAAAGTGATGAAGTGGCCGCCCCGGAGTTGCGGCCCCCGACTTGCCGGGGTAAGATGCAGTCATGCGGCCACGACGGGTCAAAGAACCTGCAGATATCCGTGACACCATCCTGAAGGAACTGCAGCGGGTCAACAAGACCCGCTACCGTTTCGCCGTGGAGTGCGTGGCGGCGGGAATCTGCCAGCATCACACGGTAGACGAACTACTCGCATCAACGGACAGCAAGCGGAGCCCGTCACTGCCCAAGGCGATCGCGCTGCTTGACGCAGCGGGGCTGGAACTCGTCATTCGAAGCAAGGAAAGGAAGCAGCGGCATGAAGATTGAGCAAGTGGACATCAACAGCCTGACCAGTGATCCGGCTAATGTGCGCACCCACAACGAGAAGAACCTCGCCGCCATCAAGGGAAGCCTCGCGAAGTTCGGCCAGCAGAAGCCAATCGTGGTCAACCGGGAGGGGGTCGTAGTCGCTGGCAACGGGTTCTTGATGGCAGCGCGGGCGCTCGGCTGGAAGAAGGTGTTCGTCACGCGCACGGATCTCCCCGCCTCCCAGCAGACGGCGTTTGCCATCGCAGACAACCGATCCGCGGAACTCGCGGAGTGGGATATGGACGCGGTCAAGCAGCAACTCGCGGCGCTGCAGATCGAAGATGCTGAACTGGCTGCGGCAACGGGGTTTGACTATGACGAACTCACCAAGTTCGTTGATGATGCACCCGGCGAGAACGCGCTGGCCCCGGTCATCTCGTACACGATCATCTTTGACAGCGATGAGCAGCAGCAGGCGTGGTTTGAATTCATCAAGGATCTGAAGGATCAGTACCCGGATGCCATGACCAACGGTGAGCGGCTGGCGGCGTTTCTCGCAGATCAGGCTGGCCGCTAGGCGCAGCGCAAGTAGGAGCGGCAGCAGCCCATGACCCGCATCAAGCGATTCATTGAGAAGGATGTGCTGTCCGCAGCCCGCGAACGCATCAGCCACATCTATGACATCTATGACACGGTCGCGGTGTCATTCTCTGGCGGGAAGGATTCGCTGGTAGTCCTGCACCTCGCGCTGGAGGAGCAGAAGCGGCGCGGCATCGCCAAGTTGAAGGTGGTCTTCCGTGACGAGGAACTGATACCGGACAGCGTCATCAACTTCGTGGACGGCTATCGCCGCCGCGAGGACATTGAGATGCAGTGGTTCTGCGTGCCGCTCAAGAGCGCGAAGTACATCCTTGGCCGGACCTACGACTATGTCCAGTGGGCTGAAGACCGACCCCATGTCCGCGCCATGCCGGAATGGGGCATCAAGGCTCCGCAGCCCGGAATGGTGTTTGACCAGTACACAATGGATGAGTTCGCCTGCCGCCCCTACAGCGGCAAAGTCTGCCTCATGACGGGGATCAGGGCGGCAGAAAGTTTGATCCGCTTCCGTTCGTCGGTCAACAAGTTGAACGAGAACTACCTGACCCACACAGAGACCCGGCGAATCATGCTGGGCAAGCCGATCTACGATTGGCAGGAGAACGACATCTTCCGCTATCTGTACGACAGCGGGGTGTCATATGCGAGGCTCTACGACGCGCAGGCGATGGCGGGTGAGTCATTGCGGGTGTCCACGCCATTGCACGCGGAGGCCGCGAAGAAGTTAGACCGCTGGCGGGTGCTTGACCCGGTGTTCTATGACCGAGTGCTGAAGGTGTTCCCCGAGGTAGCCGTGCAGGCGCGGTACTGGAATGACTTGGACAGGGCGGCGCTTGTGAAGGTGTATGGCAATGACTTCGCCGGAGTCCGGCGGTATGTCCATGAGTGCATCACCGACCAGTCGCAGCAGGAGTCTGCCTTGGCGCGCTTGGATGTCATTGAGGGTATGGCAGCCAAGAACCCGCGAATCTATCCACCAGCGTATGTCCTGAAGTACATCATCGGCGGCCAATACAAGCGAATGCTCCTGCCCATGCAGGGCGGGAAGTAGGACGGCACATGAATCCAAGCGAGTCGCAAGACCCAATCAACCGGATTGAATGGCGCAACGCAGCAGCGTTGAACGCCAATGACTACAACCCGAATGTCGTTCTCACGCCGGAAATGAGGCTGCTGGAGCGCAGCATCCTGCGAACGGGGTGGGTGCAGCCCGTCCTGATCACCAAGGCGGGGGTCATCATTGATGGCTTCCACCGCGTGACCCTGTCCCGGATGTCAGAGCCGCTGAAGAAGGTCTACAAGGGCATGGTGCCGTGCGCGGTCATGGACATTGACAGGCCGACGGCAATGATCCTGACCATCAGAATGAACCGGGCAAAGGGAAGCCATGTCGCACTGCGCATGAGTGAAATCGTGGCCGAACTGGTCAACTTGCATGGTCTTGACCCGCAGCAGGTCGCCGCCGAGATTGGGGCCGAGGCCAATGAGATTGACCTCCTCCTCCAGCAGGATGTCTTCAAGGTCAAGAAGATCGCTGACTGGAAATACTCCAAGGCATGGGTGCCAGCCGAAACCAAGAACCGTCGATGAGGGGGCAGCCGTGGCGATACGGATCATGGAGTGCGGGTTCGCTGACATCATGAGCCTCGCTGGCAAGGCGGCCAGAGAGAGGGTCTCTATCAGCAACACCAGCAAGACGCAGTGGTTCACCGTTCACTACGAGGGCAAACGGATCAAGGCGTGCGCAGGGGCGATGGCCGTGCCCGGGGCGGGATTCAGGATCAAAGGCGTATGGGTTGATCCCCCAATGCGCGGGAAGGGCGTTGGAGAGGCTTTGGTGGATGAAATCAGGAAGTACGCTGACAGGCGATCAGCGGCCTTCTTGGAGGCGTTCGCGTACAACGCCGAGTTCTACAAGCGGAAGGGGTTCATCATGATTGGCACACTGCCGAACGGCGCAGCCAAGATGAGGCTCCCCCTATGAAGTCCTACAACGGGTTCACCCCGGCGCAGCGGATGGCGGCCCTGCACTGGCTGAAGCGAGAGTATTCAGCAGGACGAAGAAGCCCGCCGCAAGAGTGCCAAGCGTGCAAGCAGCGCGCTGGAATCATTGAGGCACATTCGGAGAACTACGCGGAGCCGTATGGCGATCACATAGGCGCATTCGCGTTCTGCTACTTCTGCCACATGATGGTTCATTGTCGCTTCAGCGCGCTGCACCAGTGGAACACATACAGGGACTTGATCGCAGCGGGCTATCAAATGACCCCGACGCGGACGCGCGACTTCAAAACCATCAAGCGGTTCTTAAGCCACCCGCATGATTATCCCTGCGAGCAGGTCAACCAGCCGAGATCGCATTCAGTCCTAGATGACATTCATCAAACCAAGCCGCAGGAGGAGCATCATGTCCAAGACTGACAGCCAAGCAAAAGTCATTCATGTAGACCGCGACCAGATCGCCATTGACGCGGGGATGCAGAGCCGCGCAGCCATGAACGAACACGCGATTGAGGAGTACCGGGCCGCGATGCTGGAGGGGCAGGTATTCCCGCCGTGCTTGCTGGTGGACACGGGGAGCGAACTGCTGCTCTGTGATGGGTTCCATCGCCTGCACGCCTATGAGCGCGCGGGCATCAAGACCGTGCCCTGCTTCATCAAGCACGGCACCAGAGAGCAGGCGCAGTGGCAGGCCGCCGCGCAGAATGTCACTCACGGAGTGCGCAGGACCAACGATGACAAGCGTCGCGCTGTCCTCATGGCGGTGCAGGTCAAGCCTGACGCAAGCCTGCGTGACATCGCCACCCATTGCGGGGTGACCCACGAAATGGTCAGGCAGGTCAAACTCGGCCTCGCATCACAGGAGATTGAAGCGATCCCAGATGCAGCCGAGCGCCTGCTGAAGGAAGTGAATGAGGATCCAATGGCGGTCGCCGCCGCTGCTCACGCGAAGGCGACCGTCGCCGTGACCAAGGCGGTTGACACCCTCCAGCGCATCATGGCCTCGCGACACGGGGCGCACATTGATGGTGACGCGCTGCAGGAAGCACTGGCGCGGGTGATGGCCGTGCTTGAAGATGCGGCCCCAGCAGCCATCTGCGAAGTCTGCCACGGCACGGGCTGCGAAGAGTGCAAGGGAGCGGGCTGGGTTCCGCGATAAGCATGGCGAAGCAAGGCGACGAACGCGCTCCGCAGGACACGGACACTGCCTCATGCGAGGAGTGTGAGCGCCGCCGCCTCGCATTTGAGAAGCGGGCGCACCAGTGGCTTGAAACCATCACTTGGACAGATGATGAGTTGCGCAAGATCTTGGCGTTCTTGGACTACCACAGGAGCCGAAGTGAACGGCGTGCGTTCATTGAAACCTTGAGAAGGAGGCTGTGGTGGATCCTGACCAACATGAAATAGGTCGCCGAACCATGGTCGTGATGGGCAAGCCCATCCCGCAGCCACGACACCGTGCAACCGTCAGGGGCGGGTTCGTCAAGATGTATCTCCCGGCTGACCACCCGGTGCAGGCGTACAAGAAGGCAATCATTGAGGAGGCGCGTCGCGCCAAACTCCCGACCATTGAGGGGCCAGTGAGGCTGGACATCCTCTTCTCCTTCTGCAAGAAGCCGTGTCGCGGCAGGCAGTTCCGCATCAGCAAGCCCGACCTAGACAACCTAGAGAAAGCCGTCATGGACGCGCTGACGAACGCAGGGGTCTGGAGCGATGATGCGCAGGTCGTAGAGAAGCACACTGTCAAGATCAATGGCCTGCTGGATGCCACCAGCATCTTCGTGTCCAGCCTGCCGTTCACCCCGCTAGAGGATCAGGGATGCCGTGGCGACCCCCAGCAGTGAACTCCCGCTACAACGCGCAGTGGGACCGCATCCGCAAGTCAGTGCTGTCACAGGAACCGCTCTGCAGGCTATGCCTCTCCACGGGCCGAACTGTCCCAGCGACCGTGGTCGATCACATCACCCCTCTAGCCGAGGGTGGCACGCATGAGCAGGCGAATCTGCAGCCCCTGTGCAAGCGATGCCACGACAGCATCAAGACCCCCGCAGATGTCAAAGAGCGCAAGAAGGCTGAAGCCAAAGGAACCTGTACCATTCTCCTGCACCCGCCGACTCCGCAGAGCATCCACCCGTCAACCGTTGACGCGGTTGCGATGCGGCGCGGATTGATGGGGTGGATGCCAGCACAGACAGCGCATCAAATCGGCCTCGCAGCAGCGGATGGGGTGGCAACCGCATGGTTCCGTGGCGAACTTGACCGAGACATCACCATCAGTATGGACTGCGACCAGCGTGCTGGGCTACTCGCGGCCCGGTTCCAGTGCGCTATCAAGCCCGTTGACATCAAGCCGGAAGAGTTGCGGTCAATGTTGGAGCAGGTGCCAGCAGGAACGCGGCGATGGCTTGAGGAACGCGCCTCACAGCGACGAGCCCGAGCGTCAATCAATGACAGACGAGGCCCGCAAGACGAAACGAGCGTGATGAGGAAGCAAGAGGGGGGTAGGGGTGTCGAACTTTCTGCTTGAGGCTAAACCACCGTCCCCGCGACTTTCCCATGCACGCTCCCGGGTTAGCCGGAAATCTTGAGCGCAAACGCTGATGCCCGGACCTCCACCCAAACCGACCCCCCTGCTCAAGTTGAGCGGTTCATGGCGCGCCCAGAAGCGCAAGGGCGAACCCACGGCCCCTACCGGGACTCCCAAGCCTCCCAAATGGCTCACGCCTGAAACGCTTGAGGCGTGGCAGGAACTGGTTGCGGCGATAGAGCCGATGCGGGTGCTGACTCAATCAGACGCTTTGGCCTTGGCGCAGGCCGCCGAGTATCTTGCCAAGTGGAAGCGAATGACTGCCAAGGTCGCACAGATGGGCGAGGTCATCGCAATCAGAGACGCGGCTGGGAATGTCACAGGCTTCAGGCAGTCGCCATTCGCAGCCCTACAAATGCAGTATGGCGGAATGCTGCACAGATTCATGAGTGAGTTTGGCCTCTCCCCGAGTGCCCGAGCAAGGCTGACAGGTGCCACGGAAACCCAAGAAAACACCTCCTTCTTCACCAAGCAGCCCTCGCGTCGGTAAGTGGAGCCCGGAGCGGTTCAACACGCTGCCGAGATACGACGCGATCAAGACGGCGGGCCAGAGCGAATGGAACCCGGCGACGGCAAAGCACGCCATCCAGTTCATTGAGGGGCTGTGCAAGTTCACCGAAGGATCATGGGCTGGGAAGCCGTTTGTCTTGCTGCCGTGGCAGAGGGCGCTGGTGGCAAATCTGTACGGCTGGATCAAGCCTGATGGCACGCGCCGATACAGGCAGGCGCACATCCTTGTCCCACGCAAGGCTGGAAAGACCGAGTTGGCTGCGGCACTCGCGCTCTACCACTTACTCGCAGACGAGGAGCCGACTCCAGAAGTCGTTGGCATTGCGAGAGATAGATCGCAGGCGGGACTCTGCCTGCGGCGCGCGATGCGCATGGCGGCGCAAGAGCCGCTGTTGTCTGCGAGGACGGAGCCATATCAAAGCCGCCTGACCGCACCGCAGGTCTACGGGGTCTACAAGGTGCTGTCAGCAGACGCTCCCGGCGCGCACGGCTTGAATGTGAGCGCCTGCATCGCAGACGAGATTCACGCTATGGAGAACAGGCGTGATCTCTGGGAGGCCGTCATGACATCAATGGGCGCAAGGCGGCAGCCGCTCATGATCAGCATCACGACCGCAGGAGTGCTTCGCGAATCACTTGAGCATGACCTGTTCCAGTATGCGTTGAGGGTCTGCGATGGGGTCATCGACAATCCAGCGTTCCTGCCATGCCTGCACTTCGCGGATGCGGCTGATGACTGGCGACTGGAGTCAACATGGCGGAAGGCCAATCCAAGTTTGACTTGCACCTCCACGCTTGACTGGTATCGCCAAGAGGCGCAGCGTGCGCATGACCAGCCATCGTATGAGTCGCCGTTTCGAACCTACTACCTTTGCCAGCACATCACAGCGGCAGAGCGTTGGATTCGAATGGCTGATTGGGATGCGTGCGAGGAGCAGTTCGATGTAGAGCGGCTGCGCGGATTGCCGTGCTATCTCGGCATCGACCTCGCGCAAACGACTGACATTTCCAGCATTTCTTGCGTCTGGCTTGATGGCGACTCTCTGTATGTCAAAAACTGGAACTACGCTCCTGAAGTCGGCGCGACCAACAGGATGCGCAAGGACGGCGTGCCATATGTTGAATGGGCGAGGCGCGGCTGGATGACGCTGACCCCCGGCGATACGACCGACTACTCGTATCTGGTCAGCCAGATTGAAAGGATCGCAGCCCAACACAAAGTCAAGATGGTGGCATATGACCCCTACAACGCGCAGAACCTTGCGAATGACCTAGAGCATCGGGGCATTCCGGTCGTGCGAGTGCCGCAGTCATTCTTGAATCTTGCAACGCCGACGAGAATGTGGGAGCAAGCCATCGTGTCCCGCCGCCTGCGGCATGATGGGAACCCGGTGCTTTCATGGGCAATGTCAAACTGCGTGGTTGATCGCGACGCGAACGACAACCCAAGGCCCAGCAAGCGTCGTTCAGTGGAGAGGATTGACCCCGTAATCGCTGGAATCATCGCCATAGCGGCTAGCCTGCACGACGAAAAACCACAACCGAGCGTCTACAACGAACGAGGCTTGATATGGCTCTAAAGATCCCCTTTCTCGGCACACTTGAACTGCGGCGATTCGACTCTACCGTGCCAGTGGGCCAGCCGACTACGGGCGGTCTGCAGATCTATACGGGCATCGTTTCTGACACTGGAAAGGCGATCACCCCGACGGTGGCGCTTTCATGCGTCACCGTGAATGCCTGCGTGCAGGCGATTGCAACGGAACTCGCGAAGTTGCCGTGGAGTGTCTTGAGCCGGAACGATGACGGGCGCAGGGTTCGTACTGAACACCCCGTGCATCGTCTATTGAATGTTGCGCCGAACCAGCAGATGACTTCGCTGGCGTGGCGCGAACTCATGCTCACCAGCGCCTGTCTGACAGGCAACGCCTACAGCCTGATTGAGCGCACGCCGGATGGCCGCCCGATGGCGTTGCACTTCCTTCGGCCGGATCTGATGGAGGTGCAGCGAATCGGCACGGGCGAGGTCGCCTACATGTACGGTGGCGGGCGCGACGAGCAGGGGCGCGCCGTCTTCAGCAGCAACGAGATCTTCCACCTGATGTGGATGTCGCCGGATGGTCTGCTGGGCTACTCGCCGCTGTCGTTCGCGCGGCAAGCCATCGGTCTGTCTATCGCAGCAGAGGCGTTCGGTGCGTCGTACTGGCGCAATGCCAGCCGCCCGAGCGGCGTGCTTTCGACGGAGAAGGAACTCACGCCCGAGGCCGTGCAGCGGATGCGTGAATCGTGGGAGGCGCGGATGCGCGGAGTGGAAAGCGCGGGCGCGATTGCCGTGCTGGAGGGCGGGCTGAAGTACCAGCAGATCAGTCTGTCGCCGCAGGATTCGCAATGGCTGGAGGGTCGTGCGTTCCAGCGCGAGGAGATCTGCGCCATGTTCCGCGTCCCACCGAGCGTCATCGGCATGGGGCAGAAGCAGTCCTACGCCAGCGCGGAGCAGGCGAACCGCGAATGGGTCACGAACTGCCTTTCTTCGTGGGCTGCGCGGCTTGAAGCCGAGGCGCGCCGCAAGTTGTTCCGAGCAGACGAGCGGCTGGATACAGAGATCAGTTTCGATGCGATGCTTCGCGCCGACATGATGACGCGGTATCGCGGCTTCAGCATCGCGCGGCAGTTCGGATTCATGTCGGTGAACGAGATTCGCGCCGAGATCGGGCGCAATGCCATCGGGCCGGATGGCGATGTGTTCCTGCAGCCAGCGAACATGGTTCCGGCGGCTACGCCGTACGGCGGCGACAACTTCGTGGATCTGACGGAGCCGGACCTGCTCGGCGACGAACCGGACACCGAGCCATCGGAAGAACGTGCGCTGACGCTGGAGGAGATTGATCTGCGGCCCACGGAAGCGATGGCGGGCAACGCCAAGCGTGGGCTGGAACTGCGCCGCGAATACGGGCGCGGCGGCACCGCCGTCGGCGTGGCGCGAGCGCGCGACATCGCCAACCGCGCGCGGCTGTCGCCGGATACCGTGATGCGCATGGTCTCGTACTTCGCGCGGCACGAAGTGGACAAGGCGGCGAGCGGCTGGAAGCAGGGCGAACAAGGGTATCCGTCTGCCGGGCTCGTAGCGTGGCTGTTGTGGGGGGGAGATTCGGCCCGCAGTTGGGCAGAAGCGAAGGCCAAGCAGATCAAGCGTGCCCGTGGTGAGGAGGATGGCAATGACTGACGCGATGCGCTACCGTGCTGCCATGCAGGCCGACATTGAACTGCGAACCGCCGCCGTAACATTGGAGGAGCGCGAAGCCGCGCCTCCGGTGCTCGTTGGGTACGCGGCGACGTTCGGAGATCCGTCTCCGGTCGAATCGGTCATGGAGACCATTGATCGGTCGGCGTTCGACAGAACGCTGCGCGAACTGCCGGATGTGTTCGCACTCATCGGGCACGACCAATCGCGCGTGATCGCGCGCACCAAGAACGG